GCTTTTCTTGCATAAATAGGTGAATTTGCTATTTCATTTATACCAAATGTAGTTGTCTCCATGACCTCACCAGAAGCTGCAATACGTGGAGTAGTTTCATCTTGGAAGAAGAATGTAATCTCTACACGTTTAGCAAAATCTGAGTCATTATCTGAATCTCTCTTCAAGAAGAATGTATCTGAGTCACTAGGTACAAATTTGAATAGTGGTGTAATTGAATGGTCAGTAGTTTGTACAAACTTATCAGCAGCTTCTACTTCTAATTTTTTATCACCACCATATATGTAAACGATTGATGGATTTACTTTGTCTATTTCAGCTATAATGTTCTGGTCCATAGAGTTAAGAGCAGCTGATGCATTTACAGCATTTGCTATTCTTGTCGCTATTTCTGATGATGTTAAATCTGAATCAATATTGAAAGATATATCTACAACACCACCACCAAATTTACTACCATGTACAGCATTTACAGGTGTGATGTCTGAATCTGTGGTACCATCTGAATCATGCAATAATAACTTAAGCTTATTACTATCAGACCTACCTCTAAAAGCTTTTGATACTGGTATATGTCTTACTTTATAAGCTTTCCCATCACCGTTTGTGATAGTTGAATCTCTACCAGAACCCGTAATTGCTGTAAGAGTTTTTGTACCGTCTGAATCTACAAATGTTGGTGTATAAGCATCTGAATCTCTGACAAAATTAAGAGCATTATCTGAATCTAAGAAACCAGATTGTCTAATTCTTAATTTAACATTTAATCCTGCTGTGTCTGAGTCTAAAATTCTTCTTGAAATGATTCTAATCTGTGAACCAGATTGAAATTGTTGTCCATAAGGTCTAAATCCTGGTAGTCTATATTTGACACCAGAAATCATGACTTTACTAACTTCTAAAATATCAGATGTACCATCTGAATCTCTTGTAACTGTAGGTCTTTTTGTATATAACTTTCTAGTAGATAGGTTGATTGCTATCTCACCTTGTTCAATTTGGTCAGTAGTCGGTTGACCTTCAGCGTTCAAACCCGTAGATAAACTTCTACGGTGTTGGTAAACTGGTCTGCCATTTGAAAAGTTAATAGTCATATGTTATTTATCCCATCGTAATTATCTTAGCTTGTCCTTTAAACTTAGTAGTTGAAAAGACTATTGCATTACCAGCAGTATCTACTACTGTTGTCACTGTCACTGGTATGTACATTTGGTCAGCAGATTCAAATCCAACATATCCATCATGTCCATAATTGTTTGGATTTCCTGATATTGCATCTGAATCAGCACCTTGTGTACCCCACACAGTCTTAAATCTTTGTATCTTATCTGAGTCTGGTGAAGAAGATGACATCTCAGAATCAATAGCATTATAAAGCTGAGTTCTTAAAAATCCAAGAACCTCTGTATTTACATCACTTAATGTACCAGCTTTATATACCTTTTTGAAAACTTTTACATCCATTACCGATGCTAAGTTTGCGAATTCTCTATTTTGTTGTGCATCACCGAAAGATGCAGCTGTCATTGGCAACATGAATCTACCAGCGGGTACTTCTTCTACACCATTGATATTAAATGCTGCTGTAGTTTTATGCCAATCATCAGAATCAAAATTATCTGTAAATATTCTTATTGAATCAGAATCTCTTGCTGCAGACCTAATATTATGTCTTACAAATACCCAACCAATATCATGTCCAGAATATGTAAACTCATAAATTGAGTGTGGTGAATTTAATAATACTGGTGATTTGACACCGTTTGAACCAAGAACACCAGCAAAATTTACTCCATATCCTAAAGCTCTTTTATCAAATGCAGCTCCTTCTGAATCAAAAGGAATACTGAAAGCTGAAGCATTAGTAAATACACCATCTACATTTCTTATAAATGTGTGTTTATTGGCTGGAGCTGTTAATCCACCTGAATTATTTGACCATTCAGCTCTTTGGTCAGAATCTTTGAATCTAAAAGGTGTTGTCCACACTGACATACTTCTACTATTAGAGAAAGAACCTCTTGATTCTCTAATTTTAATTACATCACCTGGCTGAGCTAGTGGTAATACAACATGAAAAGTTCTATTTGTACCAATACCACTTGCATCTACATCTATCATTTCACCTCTGGATGCGAAATAGAATTCTGAATCTAAGTATAAATCTGGAATACCGTCACCATCTGAATCGGCATCAATTCTCCAACCTCTAGTTTGGTCTAACAGTTTAAAACCTGAAGCATAATCTGAATCTCTTGTAGCATCAGGTGTTCTGAATGAAATATTTAGATATTTACCTGCAGGGTGTAATTCACCTACACGGTATTCAAACTCACCAAATCTTCTTCTATAACCATAGAAAGGTTTGTCTACATCTTGGCCTATTGGATTATCACCAAATTTGCTGTAAACATCTGAAAATAACTCATTTATCTTAGACCCACCTTTTCTAGCTGAGTCTCCTGTACCTGAGTCTGGGGATATTCCTAAATTGATTAAATCTTTTGTCGCCATGTTTTATTTATTTCACTAAAGGTTAAAATCTCTCACTATCTTAATAACATTACCATCAGAATCAGATAAATTTGTAATTCTTGGACTGATTCTAGAATCACTATCAAAGATTGCATCTGAGTCTGGTGTTTTCAATACTACATGTCCAACATCAGCACCTAATAAATCACTATCACTTCTTCTTAGTAAGTTGAGGTCTTTTCTATCTGAGTCAGTAGCATTACCTGGTGTAGCTACAATAGCTCTTGAATCTAGAATTACTTTAGTTTGAGCAATTGGACCATGGAACCAGACTTTTGTTTCAAATTCTAATGTCCATTCAACTGTTCTTCTTGTATTAATATCACCAGTAAAATCATCAGTCCAAGTCACTGAGGTAAGTGAAAAAGGCATATCAAATGCATTTGTTGGAGTAGGTGTATTTGTATCTGCATCAGCAGGAAAATGTCTTACTTTAACAGTGTAAGCAGGATTAAAGAATGGTACAATCTGTTCTATAATTTGCCAACCATCATTCAAAGTTTTTGTTTCTAAATATAAAGTATAAGACAATGTGTAAGGTACAGGCATATTAGCCTTTTGTCTTGGATATTGTAAACTATCAGGTGCTCTTAGTACATTTGGTTTATTGTTTAATTTTCTGTTTTGGTCATAAACCATTGCAACAAACTGATAAGACATTCTAGGTAAAAGTCTTTCAAACATTTCTTCAGTCGGTTGTAAACCTTTTTGAGCTTCAAGCCATTTTTGTCTAGGACCATAAGCAATTGGTACAGGCACTAACTTGCCGTCTCGTCTTTTAACTACGATGTTATTGAATAGACTACCAAAGACCGCGGTTGCAGTCTTTACAGTCTCATGGTAAAAGTGTGTTCCTAACATTATATGTCATCCAAATTTCTTATACCAGGTTGACCAAAAGCTCTTGCTGTATAGTCATCTGTTATTGTTTGTGGTGTTTCTCTTACAATACCACTGTTATCATATACCTCTTGATTCTCAGCTCTCTGTTCAATCTCAGTATTATCAGCCCAAGAATCAGAAATTAAATCGCTATCAGTTATATCTATAGCTTTAGTTTCAGAGTCAGTAAATTGTATACCAAGTTTAGCCTGTGTGACTATTTCATCAGTTGTACTTGTGGCCTTACCAGTATTATCATATGTAATAGCTGTTGGATTGAAGTATAAATCTTCTCCTGAAAGCTCGAATAGTTTAGCATGTATCTTATATTGATAGTTATTACCTAGTTGGAAAAATGCTCCATCATGGTAAGTTGTCACACGTGTAATCTCAAAAACTTTTGGTACGTACTGACTTTTATTCTGTGCTGACCTACCAAAAGGTATTACAATTAAGTCACCTTCAAGAGGTCTTTGTCTTGCAAATTTAGAAAGTAAACTTTGATACTGGTCTGAATCAGAATCATTAGATGCAGATGAAGCTCCAAAAGTATCTGAATCAGTAAGTCTCTGTTTTAATATAGTTCTATAATCAGAATCTCTTTCTTGGAATCTATTAATAGCAACTGACATAATTACTTCTTCTCTAAACTCCATACCATATAGAGTCATAGTATCGCCTTCACCTTCGAATCCAGCTGAAGCAACTAATAACATGTCAATTTGATAACCTGAATCAAAATGTGATTCTGGTCTTTCATTCCAAACATCATCAGTATAATCTGATGCTCTTGGCATATAACGTACAGTTATACCATTCACATTAATAGATTCTCTGATTAAATTTTGAATTGTTCTTTGTTCGTTTGTAGAGAAACGAGATGACGCACCAAATTGGTTTATATAACCATCAATAAAAGTATTTTGAATACCTGATTTAATTGAATAAGATTTGTTTATTGCTTGTATAGAACGGTTTAGATTTTCACCAAAATCTGAATCATTATCAGAATCTCCACCAAAGCCAGTTGGTGCGATTGTAAAACCTGCAAAGTTGTTCTTTACTGTCGACATTTGTGCTCATTACCCATAAAACCCTGCATCATATCCAACCCTTACTTGTCTTGCCATAAGTTCAGCAAAAGCATCTTCAACATTATCAGCAGAAATTCTAAATGAAGAATTAGTCAAGCCTTGCACGTCATTAAAGTCTTTATACAGTTGCTGTTGGTCAGCTGCAGATAATTTACTTGATTGAGTACCAGCACTCAATCTTGATAGAGCACCATCAAAGTCCAAACCAACTTGGTCTAGAGCAAATTCAGTTTGTACTTTTAATAGACCATCAGAACCAACCTTTAAGAAAGCAGGTGCGTTAACACTATACTCGTTATTTTTTAGACGTACAGTGTTTATGTCTATTCTTCCATGAGGATTAGACCTAGAATACTTATCAATGAATGCTTTACGACTAATCGGGTTAATTCTATCAGTTAAGAAAACTGTATCACCCGCTTTTAATCCAGCAAATGTATCACTATCAAAACCTGTATTAGCATTTCCTATATTTGTATGTACTGCATCTGAATCCCATCTCAAATCATTAGATGATTTAACACCCAATATTCTGAAATCTGAATCACCTACTGGAGTTTCAAATCTTTTAATACGTAAGTCTTTATCTGAGTCAGCTCTGTAAACTGCCTCCATAAAGTTTCCTACTTTAATAAATGCTGTTCTTAGTGGGTCACCAGTGTTTGAGTTTGGAGATGAACCGATATTAATTCGTACATTGTTTTTAACTATACGATTTGAGTCATTAAATGCAAGAACACCAGCCTGAGTATTTACAGGTGCAATACCAATCTGTGTATCAGAGTCTTGAAATCCAAAATTAGGTACAAGAATATCTCTTAAATTAGCCATCTAATTTCTCCAAAATGTTTAGCAATTTATCCATTTTATCTTCTACTCTTACTAGTCTTTCTTCTAATTGTTTTTCCTTTAAAGTTTTAGCCTTATATTCTTCATAAGCTGCCCTATTAGTATTTAAAATAGCTCCACTCTTGGGGTCTCTTCTTAAATTTTTCTTATCCATTATGCTACAGCTATTATCCTTAAATCTCTCAGTTTACTCACAAATGATGAATTCTTAGTATTCATTTCAATCTTCACTTGTAAAGCATCAAATTCTTTACCTACATCTTGTATAAGACTAAATTGTTTGAAATCAACCGTACTACTAAATTTACCAAAGTTAGTTTCATTTACAATTTGATTTCTTGGGAATGTTTCAAATTCAATTTCACCAAATTCTGTATTATCTCCTACAGCTCTTGTTTTGTATCTTATATTAAACTCACCAGATGGGTCCATATCAGCATCAAAGAAAATTCTAATTTGAGATGCAGGTACATCTAATTTTATGACCTTAGTAATATAACCAGCTTGTTCTGACCTACTTGATATACCAGCTTGGAAAGCGGCAAATTCAGTTTGTGCAATGTCTGTTGATGAAGCTACTACTGGTGTAGAAACTAATGCATTCATATCTGAATCATCAATATATGTACCTATGTTATTTTTATAAGCAAACATAGTGCTAGCTGCATCCAATCTTATGACTGGTGATACAAACTTATTAGTTGTTTTTAAAGTTAATTGTTGTTCAAAATCTGCAGTTGCAGTTCTATTCATTGAACCATTAATTAATCTTGGTGATGTAAAGTTTAAAATTCTATCAGTTGGAGCAGTTGCAAAATCAGCTTCTTTTACTTGAGGTGAATCATAATACTGGTCACCTGTACTATAACCAAATAAGTTAGATGCAGCTCTCAATATTAGATTAGCTCCACTAGTTGTTTTGATTTTTGATTCAACTGTTGTTTCATCAAAGATAATCGGTGATGTATTTGTTCTTACAGCATCATATTGTATACTACTTGTAGCAACTACATTATCTCCACCACCTCTACCAGCTTTGATAGATTTGTGCCAACCACCAGTGACTGGATTAGTTTGAATTGCTGAAGCGTCTGAATCTTGTTCACTCAAGTCAATCATATAACTGTCTTGTGTAGCATTCTTAACATTATGACTTGCTCCTACAGTAGATTGTGTTAAGTTTGTAAGTCCATCAACATTATTAATTAAGGAAATTGGAATACCATTTAGTGCTGCTTCACCTCTAAATCTTACTAAGTCTGAGTCAGCTGCATTACTAATTGTGCCATTTCCACTTACACCAAGAATTCTTACCTGGTGAGTATTATCAGGACCATACATACCGTGGTTTGGATGATGTACTTTTATGTAATATGACTTATCAAATGTTTCAATAGCTAATCCCTGAGCGGCTTGACCAATTGGTTGTCCATAGAAATTAGCTTTATCTCTCATAGTAATTACTGAATCACTAGTAGTAAACTCAGCTCTATTTGCTGTAAATGTTAAATCTCTGTTTTGCTCTGGTGTCCAAGTACTACCGTTTTGTGAACTAAAGAACGAACCATAGTACCCTCCAACATTTGGTTGCTTATCAATTTTACCACCAGTGTTTACATCTTCTTGGCCCTGTTGTGCAGTCCAAACTGATGTAGTGTCTGATGGAGTAAGTAATACAATTGCATACTCAGTTTGTTCTCTTAAAAATACTGGTGAGTCAAATCTAAAGTTTGTTTTAGTAGTTGGTTTAGTCAAGTTCTCATTTGACTTTGTGACATCTACTCTTGCTCTACCCAGAATTTGTCTACCAGGATAGCCGTTTTCAGTACTTCTAATTTCCATTAAAACATGGTCATTGTTTACTCTAGTATCTACAAATCCTAAGTAAACATCTACTGAAGTTATGAAAGAACCAGTTGCTCTTGCATTTTGATTAGCAGGATTAAAGTTGTTAGGGTCATTTCCTGGGTCAAGAGGTAATGTAAATAATTGTGCTACTGGGTCACCAAAATTCCAATCAAAGATTGGCCATCTTAAAGGATTTTGTACAGTAGTTGTTGTTGAACGTGTAACGTCAGAAGTTGATGTAGATATAAGTCTATTACCAGCTTCTCTTGTAGCTCTTATTGATACTAAATCACCAATTTCAAAGAAGCCTCTTGCTTCATAAGTGACCTGGCCTTCTGTTGTTGCTGAGCCGTCTTTATCAGTTAATATCAGAGTTTTAGTACCTGTTTTAAATGTCTGTGCAGGTATAGTAAATCTACCTCGAATTTGACCTTTACCATCAGTTTTTAGAACACCAACTGTACCATAAGTTCTTGCAGTCGTTACATCCATTGGCAAGAAATCTGTTTGTTGACAATTGTTAGAAACATCAACAGCATCAAATATAGCTTTTAATTCTGTATTTGGTCTAAAACCTGTACCTACAAATTCTACTACTCTTGACCTAATGAAAGCATCATCTCTTTCTCTTACTTCTCTAACATTAAAATTAGTAGCACTAGTAAATTCTTCTTCTTGAGCTATGAAATTTCTTGTTGTTTCAGTACCACTTTCAGTTTCTGTAGTAGTTGTTGTACTACTAACTAAGAAACCGAAGTTTCCTGGTACCCACCAGTTAATTCCATTGTTATTATTTGTAGTAGTGGTTGTTGTAGTAGTTTGTCCAGTCCAGTTAGTTTCTGTAGTGTTGAATTCTGTATTTGGAATATCTCTTGTCACTGGTGTTAAGTTATTAAAGACATCTTCTGATACAGTAGTTGTACCTCCACCAAACTCTGTTCTATCAATAAAGAAATTTTCAACGATATTCCAAGATGGGTCTCTCCAAAAATCTTGATTAGGTGTTAAAGATATAATACCACTATAAGTCCAAGCAGCATAAGGATTTATCCTCACAGTCTCAGAAGCAAATGTTTGTTCTAACATCGCTTGTTCAGTATAAGATTTTACAATATAACCTGGACCTTGAGTTAAGTAGTATGGGTCAATATTTGTACCAGCATCTGTTCTTTCAAGTAATACATCTCTTTCTACTGACGGAGCTCTTAACTGATTTGATTGTGTATCAATTGAAGCTCTAAATTGATTATTAGTTAAATCACCAGGAGTATTAACAACTGATGTAAAGTCATCTACTATGAAACCTGATTTTAATCTTGTACCAACATTATCATGCAATGCTTGAGATTCAAGTAAAGATAATGAAACTGCACTTTCAAGATTTCTAACACGTTTTTCGATTTTAGAAATATCTTTCATAGTGAAACCACGTTGTTGTCCTTCAGCTATGGTAATAGTTTTTGCTGGATATCTGACTGCCGGTGGTACATCAATGGTTGCTAATAACATAGTACCAGGAGCTAAATCAGGTTCATTAGAATTAGCTGTAGCACCTACACCTGGAACTGTTTTAATCTCTGCATCTTTATTAAGAACAAATGATATTTTTTGTCCTAAGAAAAACTCTGCATCTGTAGAGAATTGTCCATCAGGCATTACGTGAGTACCAGTGTTTTCTAATTCTCTCCATCTAAATGCTAGTGGGTTTTGTGCAGTAGAATAGTTAGAACCTAATCTTTGTCTAAATCTAAAATCTACAAAGTTTCTTAAATTAACACCTGCTAGCGGTTCATAGCCGTTAATTTCTTGAGGGTCTTTAAAATATCTTGGGTCAACTGAATAAAAACCATCAGCCGCATAAGAATCTACACTATAGAATAAACCTTCAAATGGGTCAGCATCAAAGTAAGAATAGAATATTAATAAGTCACCATTTGCAGGTGCAGGTACTGATTTCTTACGGATTATAGAACCAATACCATAGTAATCAGCTCTTTGACCATTATCAAGTAAATAATTATTTGTAATATCAGTACCAGGTTTTGTAGTACCTACTGAAGTAAATGTAATAGTATCAGTAATAGCAGTTTCTCTATCAGGAACTTTCAATGTAAGAGCTTCACCCTCTACAAATGCTTTACCTTTTTCAAAACAAACTTGTACTTCATCAGCTAGACCAGTACCAGATTTAGTAATATGATAACCTGTAGAAGCAGATAGTGTACTTTCGCCAGTTGCTACTGTATTTGATAGTGCAACTCTTGCTCTAGTTTTAGATTGTTTACCTATAATTAATGTACCTTGTGGAATTGTAGCACCACCAGATATTGAAAGTTTTATTGGACTAAAAGCAGGGCTTGGGTTTGTTGTGCTCTCAGTAAATGAATTATTATCAGTTGCTTGTACAATTTTATATACTTTATATATGTCTGGATAGTAAAGATTAATTCTTCTATCTTGTGCAGACCAAGATGATGTGACTGCTGTAGTTCTTGTACTATCAGTGTTTCTAATTTTTAAGACCGCATATTTGAGAGTCTTTGTAATCTCTACAGCGTCATCAATTCTTGTTCTCTTGTAATCACCATTTCTATTATGACTCCATTGACCATCACTCAAGTTAGGTGTGACTGATAATCCACCTTCAGTAGAAGTAATAGTAGGTGGAGATTTATACATGACTTCAAAGTCATTATCAAATGGAACTGTACCAGACCTTAGCGTTTTAAATGTTTTACCTGAACCACCTAATAGTTCACCACCAACATTTTTAAGTGTAGCACCAGAACCTGGAGTCCATTCTGTAGTAGCAGTAAAGGCTACATTATCTGAATCATCTTTTGCAGCTCTAATTCGTCTTACTGATGAAAAGTCATAAACAACTGCAGTTTTAATTTTTGATTTTACTGCAGTAAGTGCAGTTCTTGGTACATCACCTGAAAGTCTGGCACCGACAGCAAAAGGTGCTGATGAGTTAGTGACTAATATACCAGGTCTTTGCTGTGATGCTCCAGCAATTATTTTTGTACCCGTGACTGCAGTCCAATCTGAATCATTTTTTCTTGCACCATTTAATTTAATAACATGTCCAGTTTGTACTTTACCAATTAGTTCAGCTTTAATTTCTTCACCACTTAAATAAGAACTTTTGTGTAAAGCGGTGTGGTCTGAATCATAAGATGAATTATCAGAGTCACCCAAAGTAATGTGCTGAAACATTTTGATATCATGTAGATATAATCTACCTACATTATTACCAGCATCTGTGACTTGCACACCATAAGGTCTAGCAAACCCTATAGTGATACCATCTGAATCTTGAAGTGCTAGTTTGTTTTGGAATGAGCCAATACCACCAGCTTGTGTTAACAACATACCTGATAAAACTCCACCAGACATATTTTTAACATCAACGTAAGGTGCTCCTTTTATAGCTAATTTTGAGTTGAATTCTTTTTTTGCATCTGTATTTCTACTGATATAAATGTCTCTTGGTGCATTTGTTTCTAAACGATAACCATCAACATAGGCAATACCTGGTGAAAATGAAACACCAAATCTATCAGAGTCATCCCATTGGTTTTCTCTAATTTTAGGTAAGAATTTTTTCACATAATAAGAACCTGATTCTTCAGCTCGTCTTTTAGCTAACTCATCGCCTAAGAAATTATATTGTGGGTTTTGACTATTGCTACGACCTTTGATAGCTCTTTCAGTATCTCCAACAATTACACCATTATTGATTTCTATTTGCTTATAGAAAGTTGGGTCAGAACCTTGGTCAAGAGTACTCTTAATTAGTACACTTATAGAATTTTGTAATCTATTTGCACCTGGTGCACCTTCATTAGTACTACCACGAGCATTATCAAATAGTGTTGCATCATCATTAGCTGTTATCGCTTTTGAAGTGATAGAAAACCCAACTGCTGCTGTCGGTGTATTTGTAGTAGATGATACAACTACATTTTGTTCATTTACTCTTGTAAAGAATCCATCAATATAGTAAACACCGTTTTTAATAGTAGCTACAGTAGCTGGAGAAACTTTTGAAAAGACATTTACAAATGATGAAGTAGTTCCTGGATTATCTGCTGTCTTTGAATAGATATACCCTTCATCACTATCACTAAATTTCTTACTTGTAATATATGTAAAGAAGATGGTACCAGATGTAGAACTTTCAGTTATACCTGTAGGTGTTTTTATAACTTTAGCTTGTACATCACCAGCTTGGTTTGTAATTAATGTCTCTGAGAAATCACCAATATTACCTTCTATTGTTCCAGTATCAGCACCAGAAAGTGGGAAGTTTACATTACCAGCACCAGATATAAGGGTCATGGCATGTACATCAAAGTTTACATGAATATTACCTTCGTTTACCCTTGAGCCATCTTTAAATACATGGTCACCAAATCTTTGAATCTGATTTTGTGTGATTGTTTGTAGCTGACTGAGCTCACGAGATTGTACCGCGAAGCCTGGTCTAAACAGGACTCTTAAATAATCCTTCTTCGGGTCATAATCGTCGAAATAAGGCGATACGTTTAAATTAATTGTTGACATGTATAAATCTCTTCATTCTATTTATTACAATCTCAATAGTATATTCAAAGATTCTATCTGGTCTTTTGACCTTTGTAGAGCTTTTTCTAAGTAGTCTACAGATAGGAATCTACCACTGTTAAATTTAATTTCTGCACTCGTAACTTTTTTAATAGTATTGTTATGTGTAGTTGAAATAATTGAATCACTGTCACTAAAATTCTTCCTTAGCTTTCCAGTGTTTATATAGTAAACTTCTTTACCTTTGACAGCAACTACTTTACCAGCTGTATCTGAATCACCGTCTTTAAAGAAAGTATCATTTATGCTGAAGAGTGCTGTATTATCACAAGTTATTTTTTGAGCCACTGAGTAATAGTCTTTAGAACCAATCAAATTAGTAGAAGCATCAATTGGATTTTTTAGTAGTCCAATCATAGAGAATTCACCAACTGCCAAATCAGCAAATCCATTTTCTAATGGTACCACCCTTGAAGTTAACATAGCATCTCTAGCTTGTAATTCATCTCCAGCATCGGCTCCGTGTCCCAAACCAGGTGACAAGTCTAATCTATAACATCTTAGTTCTGAATCGTTTTCAGAATCTACAGCATAAGGTAAAGCTGTATATCCTTTACCATATTGTTGTACAGTAAATTTCCAAACTGCAGATTGTTCGCTATCTCTTGTAGCCGTTGCTTTAAATACTTGTGTAGGTGTGGCACCTGTACCATCAACACCTCTAATTTTTACGGTATTTTTAGATGTAAAACCTCTTAGTTTATCTGAATCTGGTCTTTCATTTGGACCGTGTTTGATTCTTACATTAAAGATAGAACCAGCAATAGCATTATTTTGTACTTGCAATTGGTCATATCTTGATGTACCACTTGTGACTGTTTGAGATTCTTCTGTTGATACTCTTTCTGGTACAGGCATGAATTCTTCAGTCATAAACAAAATAGCATCTGAATTTGTAATTGTATACATGTACTGCCACCAATGGTTATCAGATGTTTTAAATGGTAGTGATGATGAACCCGTTGGAGCCACAGTTGAGTTTACACCAGATGGTGCAAATAAACATTTGTATACATTTTGTCTTGGAACACCTTGAACAATTTCAGTAGACATTACATAATAATCACTGTCATTAGAAGTGTCTGTATTCCAACCAACATATGTTCTATTACTAACCCAATTTTTTCTTTTAATTACTCTTGATACACCACCAGGTAAGACACGGTGCATTGTGACTATATTTCTATAAACATTTATTAAGTCTGAATCTGTGACATTTTCTGACAAATCAGAATCATGGAATGGATAATCTTCTGAATCGGTGTACGCAATATAGGCATAATAAGTGTCATCACTTTTTGTATTACGAACTTCATCACGAGTAGATTTAGCTATCAGCGTTTTTAATTCGTTTGTTATTTTACCAATTGTCGCCATTAATTTTTTCTCTTAAATTCAAGATTCTCTTTATAGTCAGAGTCTGAAATAATACCCAGTTGTTGCGTTGTATTATTTATTCCAGCACCGGAAGGAAATGTAGCATTAACAATAATAGTGCTACCACCAGTTAAATATTCTCCAAATGCTCTAGCTGTTCTTGGTGATTTTACATCTGAGAAACCTCTTACCTTTTCAATTGCAAATCTATTTCTAATCTGACTATCTCTTGCAATTAAGTCAGAATCCATTTCTGAGTCTGGAGCAATAAAATTAATATTACCAAGTGCTACATCTTTACCTGGTATTCTCCACCCTTCATTAAACTCTGAGTCTCTTAAGCTATTAAAGATATTATATTTTCTCTCATAAGCATCTATATCATAGTACTTAGTATCACCTTCTTCAAATACTAATTCATTATTTAGTCTTAATGCTGTATTGAAGTCTTGAGACTTACCTATTCTAATCTCTCTTGTTCTATCAATAGCTTGGTTAAAAGTGTCTAGGTCATTATCACTATCTTTAATTCTTGAATAATCTATCTTTTCAAAAGTAGAAGCAGTTAAAGCATCAAATCTTTGGAATATATCAGCAGGTATTTCTGAATCATAGACTCTAAATTGCTCAAAGTCTTCATACTTAATTTGGTTAATACCAATAGTTTCTATATTGTTATATCTCTTAGCACTATGAAATTCACTTGGTACATAGTGTTGACTTCTATTATTTACTCTTGATTGACGTGTAATTTCACTATCATGTTTTTGTGTAGTTATTTCTCGTTTAAAGAAATCTGAATCAAATCCTGAACCAAGTATTAATTTACCATCACCCTGTCTTGGTGTAAAGTACATGCCAAATTTTACTTTTAAATCTGAATCAGAATCAATGGCACCTCTTACATAATTATAATGTCCTTCACTATCAAACACTGTCCATACTTTATGTACTAGTCCAACTGGTTCGTAATCAAAGAATGAATTACCTCTTTGAGAAAGAATTGAGGATTGAACGTTTCTTTGTGTATAGTCTGCAGTTAAGAAAGTACCAGAAGCATCATTTGTAGGTGATACAATATTGAAAGGGTTAGCACCAAATGCTATAGAATCGGCAAATACAGCTACACCTTCAGTAGACTTATCATTAAAATAGTCATCATCTGCATCAAAAGTAAGATTAGCAGTTTCACTACCAATGTTAGAACTTGGACTTACAGTTTCAGTTGTTTTAGAATCTGCTAGTGTATTTACATTCAATTCACCAAATAAGTAAAGTCCTGCAGGATGTAATGTATCTTTAATTGGTCCACGCCACTTATTCATATTCAAGCTTGACTGAATAATATAAGAATATTCTGATACTGTAAAGTTATCTCTCAGCACACCACCAGATACTGAACTTAAGAATCCACTTTCATTTAAGAAAGTTTTTTCTGTTTCTGTTGTAAGAGGAAATTGTACATTAATTTTTGGTGATTCATATTGAACTACTGTATTTGATACAGGAAAAGTTTCTTGTGAAAGTTTAGTACCATCTTGAGGATTTACTTTAATCACTCTTAAAAGTGCATGTGGTATCTTGTCGTATCTACCAATATCACTATCATTAGGAAACTTCATTGGTACATTTAGAGTGGATACTACTTGCTCACTATCAGCTCTACTTAGAGTAAAGCTTGTACCATCAGTAGATTTAGTTGTGACTACACCACCATAACCTGTACTTACAAATGTACCAACATTTTTGGATGTACCTTTACCAGCTCCATCTGAATCAGCCTCATCAGCTGATACAAAGACTTGAGAAGAATAAGTTTGAGTCAGCTCTGAATCATTTGCAGCTGAATTTTGTAATTGGTTGATATGAAACTTATCTAATCTGTAAAGTCTAGGGTCATTAATAGTTATTGGAAAAGCTTGTACCGCATGTCTTGATGCTGGTTGTGTTTGAAATTTTATCTCTCTCCTTGGACTCAACATGTTGTTCTGATTCATATCATACCAGAAGTTCACACCATTTGGTCCACCACCATCAGAATCTACTTGAAGAGTCGTTCTCTCAGGGTCCGATGGATGCATACCAGCATTTTTATATTTTTGCAACGGTAAATCATACCAATTATAAATGGTACCCGTTTGGTTAGAGAATTGACCTAAATCATATACATCAGAATCTAATCTGTTTATTGGATATCCATATCTTTGTCCAGGTTTACCAGCAACTCT